GCAATGAATGATAAGTAGTCTTTCCTGATTTGTTTGACGGCAACATAGCTTTGACAACTTCCTCAAGATCGGCTCCATTATTATAATCATTTATAAATTCCAACTCCAAATTCTTTCTGTCAGCCCAGATCTTTATCATGTGCTTTTTATCATCTTCTGTTAAGCCCCAATCATCATGAGCTTCTTTAATATTCTTAAGAGTCTTTTTCTCAACAATCTCGTTGTAATAATCAGTAACAATTTTGACGCCTTTGGCCATATAACCTCTAGTACCATCTCCAGTGTAACCAGCAACGTTATTCTTTGCAAGGGCCTGATAATACATCTTCAACTTCGACATTATTGGAGATTTTTCTGTAGATCTTTTCCATTCCGTACCCATATGGGTAACATACTTCTGAGCCAAAAAACGTGATAGCTGTGAGTAATTCATATCCTTGAGCTGAACGATCTTATTGCCTTCGGGTGTAGGCACATCAACTGTCGTAATAACACCTGTATTCGTACATGAATTAAGAACATTGAATCTTAAATGCTCACATTTGCTTCTATTCAAATTTTTTGTTTCGCAATATTCTCCAATAACAATAACAGCATCTTTGTCTGATGCCTTAATCAATTCTGCAAGCTCGGGGACTGGAACAACCTCAATCAAAATTCTTCTTCTCCATAAAGCATCAAAATCAGCCATATATTGTGGTTTCATCCAAGGATTGTTCGTATTTGAGACCATAATTCTGCTGTCTATAGGTCTACCTTTCTCTGCAACATCTGCCATGTTAGCAAGAACCGTATTTCCTGAACAGATATACATAAGTTGAACAATTTGTTCGGCTGGTGTATTTGTAAAAACATTAGTATCATCAAGATACAGAGCCATCTGTCCGTAATATCCATCCATGTATTTCAGGTTCTCATTATAGGAATATGTATCAGAAAATGTGTTATCCTTAAATATGGCACTTGTAATCAAACTTCTTTGAACTTCACCTTCCATAGTCATTGCTCTATCAATATTCACATTCGTATCTGTCTTTGTTAAAGTATCAATAACTCCATGAGCAAGATCTGTCTTTCCCATTCCTGGTTTTGAATAAAATTGAACATGGAATATCTCATCAGCTGGAAACATATTAACCAAAGCAACGTGCACTTTTTCACTCCTAGAAAGGAATATCTTCGCGTGGGCTGTAAAAGCAATTCTAAGCTCTTTATCAAGATCTGTTGATCGAGCATAAATACTTGCATACTCTTTCTCTAACATCAACCAACTCAAACACAAGTCAGGACTCCTGGGCAATATCTTCAAAACCGTATCTGAAATAAATGGTGTAATTTGCTTCAACCAATCTATGGCCTTCTTATTCATATTATACTTAGTAATATGATCTTTTATTACTAAACCTTTAACTTCATCAACAATCCATTTGACAATGCCAACAAACATCTGATAAATTTTTGGAACCATGAGCATTCCTCCTCCAATAAAGAAAGATTTTTCATGGTTTCAACAATTCCATTTCCAACAATATTGCAATTATAGTTCTTAGTCGACAATTTAAATGCTGTTCCAATTCCCATAGCAACAAGTCCAATAAGTGCAATATTATTTGAATTAACTGCATGCATGATCTTGTCCCAAGTAGAAATATCTTCAGGTGTAAATTCCGGTTCAGGTACTGTAGCAATATTCTCTTTCGCTTTGTCCAAATTCTTCGCTGTCTTAGTCTGCATTGATCCTAACAACAATTCAAGATCATTCTCTGTCATAGTAACATTTGTGACTTTATCCCACATATTACCCAATATATGGCCAACAGTTCTGATAGCTGCAAGTGCTACATCAACAATTCCAATTGTTCCAAGAATATCAATCATAAGCATAAACTGAAGTGTGACATTATCAGTATTTTTCCAAACCAAATAATACAATAAAGCAGTACTAGCGGGAAAATCATTGTGAAAAGGTAAATTCACTTGCTTATAAATCCATTCGAGCATCTGATTGAACAAAGTATTTGCAACATTTTTAGCTGATGTTAATGAACTACTAAATGATGAAAAATCTGTCATATCAACAACTTCCTTGATTCTTTCTGATTTACCAAGAAGCTCTCTAATCGAATCTTGTTTCTCTTCCCAAAGAGCATTAACTTCTCTCATTGTCTTCTTTGTGTCATAGCTAGCACGAAAAAATTCTCTGCAGTCATTATACAAGTTCTTCACTTTCTGAATATATGACTCATTCACAATCTCAACTTTTGAATGTCTAATCAAATGAAGTCTCTTCACATTTTCAACTGTATTAAACATATTCGCATTCGTGGTGATTCCAAACTCTCTGGAGAATATATAATATTCAAGCTGCATTCTTCGAGCAATAAGATACTCCTGACCAAAATTAGCCAAAGTAAAATCTGATGTTTTTAGTTGGTCCAAATTTGGAAAAGCATCTTTACTAATCTTAGCATACAACATCTTTTGCAATGTAACAATAACAGAATGTGAATAAACCCTCATCGATAAAACTTTAAGAATTTGCTTTCCTAACTCAGGATTATTCATCTTTTCCAATGCATGAACAACTGCCTCCTCAAAATCACGTTTAATCAAGCGAGATAAAACGAGTTCTCTAACAAAACCTTCCAAAGCAGAATACTTCTCTGTTTCTTGTTTCAAAACAACTGGGATCTTGTCTTTAACACTCATGAAATCAAACTTCAACTCTCTAAAAAACATCTTCGGATCTCTCAACTTTCCTTTCTTATAATCATTCAACAAATCCTCATAAGGTCTGTCAAAATCGAGCTCAGGAACCAAGGAGTCCAAACTTGCTATATCAGGGCAAACATACTTCATAGATGGAAAATCTGACAAATGTGGGGCAAATGGATTCTTCACCAACTCACTTGGATGGCCATATACAGCAACTGGCTTTGGGACAGGAATAAACTCAATCTCTTTCAACATCTCCCAAGACTCTTCTTTTTCTTTGTTTTCTGTGAAACAAACTCCTACCTTTCTCGTCAAATACGCGACATTAGAGAAAAACAACGTCGAATACAATTGCATGATAGAATTAAAATCATCATCAACCATAGTATACATCATTTGGAGTGACGTAACAAGGGCCGCGTAATGAACCAATTGTTTCTGAGTCATGCTTTGTTTCTCTATTGATCTTAAACAATACGAGTATTTGCCAATCAATGCCTGAGATGAATCATAGTTCATCCAACCAACTCCTGTGTTGACTCTAAGAAGGTTTCTCGGAACAAAATGAAGATTTCCAACTTTCCAAAAAACACCATCCGAC